GCTATGATTGGAACACATGAAAATGAAGATAATCTGGTTAAATTTGAAGTTTGGGAGAAAATAGAGATACCAAACCTTGAATTACCTGATTTTATTCAAAAGATTGATGTGGAATATATCAATGTCGAGTCAAAAAACGATAAAATATTTGAAATCCACCTAAGACCTGGCAATAAAGAGATCTGGAATCTCCCCATGGGTTCAAAATTACACCCATTATGGGAAGATGATGTAGAAAATGACAAAAAATCACTTAAATTTCTTCCAAACACAAGATCTGATCAGCGTTTTTACGCTGCAAATGGATATTTGGCAGATGTTCGAAGAGGATTTTACGTTGAATTACCGAAATAAATAGATTTTTTACAAAAAACTGAGTTGGAACGCTTTTCGATGGGGAAACACCTGCTGTTAGAGGTGTATGACGTAAAATTTGATCTTCTAAATGATGTAAAATGTCTTGAAGAAGTGATGATTGGGGGCATTGAACGTGCAAAAATGACAATTTTAGACATTTTTGCTCATTCTTTCACTCCTCAAGGATGTACAATCGTTGCTGCACTTGCAGAAAGTCATGTTTCTTGCCACACTTGGCCAGAAAATGGGTGCATTGCCATCGATGTCTACACTTGTGGTGAAGGAAATCCTCGTTTAATTGCAATTGAGATGCTTAAACATCTAGGTTCGACTAACTATAATATAAGAGAGATATACAGATAAGTTGCCACCCCAGGGATAGCAACCCCTCTAAAAGTTCTGTTTAACCTTTTTGGAGAAAACAGATGGCAACTAACCCTAATCCCGATAGGGATCGTGAATACATGTACCAGATGTGGGGTACAGACAAATTAGTAACAGATTATACAATAAAAGAAGAACAAAAGAAAAAAGTGATTCAAGAAATTATGCATGATGATATTCCACTGACAAAGCATAATTTAACTGAACAATCTAAAATTCATCATCAGATTTGTAATGATGAAGATTATGATGATTGGGAGTATGGAACTGAACCACATTACGGAGAATCCTGGAAGTAGACATAAATAAATTCAGAAATTTTCGACCAATAAATGGCCGTTCAAAAAATATCCAGGGCATTTAAGGACATAAGTTTATCTTTTGAACCACATCCTATTACTAAAGATTTACCTGTTCTTAAAAATGAAGCTGCTATTCGGAGAGCGGTTCGTAATTTAGTGGAAACAATCCCAACAGAGCGTTTTTTTAATTCTCTGTTGGGATCTGATATACAATCAAGTTTATTTGAATTTGTTGATTATGCATCTGCTTCTGTTATTCGAAATCAAATTCTAACTACAATTAGAAATTTTGAAAGAAGAGTAACAGATGTTCAAGTTGAGGTGAATCCATTACCAGATTTAAATACATTTGATGTAACCATAACATTTAGTATTATTGGTCAAGATGTTCCAGCACAAACGTTTACATTCATATTAGAGGCAACAAGATAAAATGCCTTTTACACAGTTTACTAATTTAGACTTTGATCAGATCAAGACCTCAATCAAGGACTATCTTCGTGCGAACTCTAATTTTACAGATTTTGACTTTGAAGGGTCAAACTTTTCTGTATTAATTGACACGTTAGCGTACAACACATATATTACAGCATTTAACTCTAACATGGTTGTGAATGAGTCTTTTCTAGACTCAGCAACATTAAGAGAAAATGTTGTTTCGTTAGCAAGAAATATCGGATACGTACCACGCTCTAGAAGCGCCTCTAAGGCGGTCGTATCATTTAATGTGCCAACTACCACAACAAGTCCAACACTAACTCTACAGGCGGGACTGGTGTGCGTTGGTGGAATTTCTGATACGACTTATACATTTGCTGTTCCTGAAAATGTAACAAGCACTGTAACTGGTGGTGTTGCATCATTTTCTGATATCAACATCTATCAAGGAACTTTTCTTCGCAACCAGTTTGTTGTTGATGGGTCATTAGATCAAAGATTTATTTTAGATAATTCTTTTATTGACACCTCTACGATTGTTGTTTATGTAAAAGGTATTTCTGATACTGGATTGGGGAGGGAATATACATTAGTTGATAATATTTTAAATGTTCAGAGCACATCAGAAACTTATCTAATTCAAGAAATAAAGGACGAAAAATACGAACTTTTATTTGGTGATGGTATTTTTGGTAAGAAATTAGAAAATGGAACGATCATCACCGTAACCTATATCGTTACTGATGGAAAAGATGGCAATGGGGCATCACTCTTTTCTTTCTCTGGATCACTAAGAGGATCTTCTGATGGGATTGTGACTCCATCATCAACAGTTTCTGTTGTAACTACCGCATCATCATCCAATGGTGGGGAGATTGAAAGTATTGATTCCATCAAGTATTTTGCCCCCCGTCTGTATTCATCACAGTATAGAGCAGTAACGGGAAGAGATTATGAATCTATTATTCAACAAATCTATCCGAACACAGAATCAGTTTCAGTTGTTGGTGGAGAAGAACTAGACCCACCTCAGTTTGGAACCGTTTTAATCAGCATTAAACCAAAGAATGGTGATTATGTTTCTGACTTTGACAAGCAACAAATTTTAAATAAACTTAAGAATTATTCTCTTACAGGAATTAACCAGTCAATTATTGATCTCAAGGTTCTTTATGTAGAGATAGACTCTGCAGTCTATTATGATTCACCTAAGGTTTCTAATGTAAATGATCTAAAAACCAGAGTGACCAATGCTCTTACAACTTATTCATCATCAACAGATGTCAATAAGTTTGGTGGTAGATTTAAGTACAGTAAGTTAGTAAGAATTATTGATGATGTTGATACTGCGATTACATCTAATATCACCAGAGTTATTATCAGAAGAAATCTAAAAGCTGCTGTAAATGACTTTGCCCAATACGAACTTTGCTTTGGAAATCAGTTCCATATTAATTCAAAAGGATTTAATATTAAGAGCACTGGATTTAGAATTTCTGGAGAAGCAGACACTGTATACCTAACGGATGTTCCTAAGAAAGATGTTAATGGAAATCTAGATGGTAGTGGTATGGGAGATGTTTCAATTGTTAAACCAAATCCAAATGGTATTGATAATATTGTCGTCATCAAATCTGCTGGAACAATTGACTATACGACTGGAGAAATACTTTTAACTACCATCAACATAACTGCTACAGACTTACCTAATAATATAATTCAAGTTCAAGCATACCCAGAATCCAACGATGTTATTGGACTTAAAGATCTATATCTAAGTTTTAGTGTTGCGGATAGTACCATAAATATGATTAAAGATACAATTTCTTCTGGGGAACAAATATCTGGCATTGGGTTTAAGGTAACTTCAAACTATCTAAACGGGGAACTAAAGAGGATATAAGATGATAGCAACAGGGTTTGAAACAAGAGTACAAATACAACAGATTGTTGAAAATCAACTTCCAGAATATATTTTATCAGAGAGTCCAAAGGCATCAGAATTTTTAAAGCAATATTATATTTCACAGGAATTTTCTGGTGGAACGGTTGATATTGTAGATAATTTAGATCAATATTTAAGATTAGATAATTTAACACCTGAAGTAATTACTGGTCAGACGTTTCTATCTGTTGGTATTACTAGCACAAGTTCATCAATTCAAGTAGATAGCACTAAAGGGTTTCCAAATCAATATGGACTCTTTAAGATTGATGATGAGATCATTACCTACACTGGAGTAACAACTAATACTTTTATCGGATGTGTTCGCGGATTTAGTGGAATTACATCTTATCATGCTGATAATGCTCCAGGTGAATTAGTTTTTTCAACTTCTTCAGCAACATCACATACTTCTGGTAAAATTGTTTCTAATCTAAGTTCTTTATTTTTAAAAGAATTTTATAAAAAAATTAAGTACACTCTTACTCCTGGATTAGAAAACGTTGATTTTGTATCTAATTTAGATGTAAGTAATTTTATTAAGGAATCTAAGGCATTTTACCAATCAAAAGGAACAGAAGAATCTTTTAGAATTCTTTTTAATGTTTTGTATGGAGTTACACCAAAGGTAATTGATCTTGAGCAATATCTTTTAAAACCATCTTCTGCTCAGTTTATTAGAAGAGAAATCGTACTTGCAGAAAGAATTTCTGGAGATCCAAATAATCTAGTTGGACAAACAATTAGAAAATCAACTGACGTAAATACTCAAGCTTCAGTGTCTGAAGTTGAAATTATTAGTAGAAAAGGAAGGACATATTACAAATTAGGATTATTTGTCGGATTTGATGAAAAGGACTTAATTGAAGGTACATTTATTATCCCAGGAAAAACCAAGGTAATAGGAACTGTTTCAGTTGGTTCCTCTGTAATCACAGTTGATTCAACAATTGGTTTTAGTACATCAGGAAACGTTATCTCCAGTGGTAATAGTATCACATATACTGATAAAACAATCAACCAATTTTTAAATTGTAGTGGAATATCTTCTGCTATTAGTTCGTCTTCCGATTTAAGGTCGGACGAAACAATTTATGGTTATGAAAATGGAGATTTAACTAAAAAAGTAGAGCTCAGAATTACTGGAGTTTTATCTGAATTTGTCCCAACTTCTGATATTAAATTAACTTCAGAAGGTGAAAGAATTTTTGTAAAAAATCTTGGTGAAAAAATTCTAAATCCAGAAGAAGATAAAACCAAAAAACAAATTTTTTCAAATTCTTGGATTTATAATACATCATCTAGATATCAAATTAAAGAGATCTCTGGATCTTCTTACACTCTGTATTCTGAAATT